GCAGCTACGGTACTACCGCCAACTGCTTTAGCTAGTCTGTTCTCGTGCTTCTTAGACTGCTTTTGCCCTTCAGAGCGCATCAGCCACCTCGTAAGTTGCGCTAGCTTCTGGACGTACAACTCTGCGTACATCTCGATCTAGAGCCTCTTTGAGGTCAACCTCTTCCCTAATAGAGTTTACCACAGCATCTCCACCTAGCCACTTACGATCACCGTAACTGTAATAGGCACCTGCACGGGTAATAATCTTGTAGATAATGCCAAGAGCAACAATCTCTTTAGCGTAGTCAAATTCACCTGCGTAGCAATTTCCGCCGTCACTAAAGTAGAAGTCTACATACGCTACCTGTGCTGGTGGGGCTGACTTGTTCTTAATGGTACGTACCTTAATAGTCTGACCAACCTTACGTTTTTCCTGTCCTGTACCAGCCTCAATCCATTCGTCACGCTTAACCTCTAGACGAGTAAAGAATGCGTAGTTCTTGGCCTCTCCACCTGGGGTGGTGCGAGGATCACCATACATAACGCCAATTTTCATGCGGTACTGGTTAATGATGATTCCAATAAAAGGACGTTCGGACTCAGTAAGTGAACGGCGCGATGCTTTACCAACCTTACGGAAAAACTTACCTGTAAGTAACGCACCACGACCAACAGTAGCCTCATCCATGTTCTTGTCATCTTCTGCCATAGGGACTAAAGCTGGAAGGGAATCAATTACAACGCAGTCAATAGATTTAGTTTCTACTAATTCAATGACGGCTTCATAGGCTTCTTCCATAACGTTAGTAGCAACTACATACACACGAGATAGGTCTATACCACACATTTGCGCATATTGTGGTACCCAAGTTTCCGCGGCTACCCAAACTGTGGTGAACTCTGGGTCGCGAGCCTGATTAGCGGCTACGGTTTTAAGGGCAAGTGCTGTCTTACCATTAGACGCTTCGCCTACAATTTCGTGCCATTGGTTAACAGGAAAACCTCCACCAAGAATCATGTCTACTGCAAGTGATCCTGTAGTCATGCGTCCTAATACATCATCTTTAATATCTGTACCAAGGACGATCATCTCTGAGCCAAATTTTTTATTTAGTTTAGCAATTGCTTTAGCAAGGTCTAAGTCCATTATTCAATCTTTCCAATGATAGTTTGCGGGTTAAAATTATTAGCAGTACTAATTTGTCTAGCTGGAGTAGCTGGTCCTCCGCCACCTTGCTGGGAAACACCCTTACCCATACCACTGCCTGATTGAACTACTGGATAACCACAGTCATAACATCTAGCCTTGGACTCAGGAGTTACTGAGCCATAATTCCCGCTACTGCAACCAGGGCACCTACTAGCTGTTGTAGCGCTCTGAGGCAGCCTAGGAGCCTCTTGAGGAGGCATCTGAGGTTGGGGTACAGGGTTGTAAGGAACAGGCGCTGGAGGCGTGTACGGAGGCGTAGGAGAAGGCCTGCTTGCTGGAACTGGAGCGCCCAATTTGTCGGCCCACCAATTACCGCTCATAAAATTCTCCTGATACAAATGAGCCTGGGTTTACCAAAATACCTAGCTCTAAAGCAGCCGCAAGGGCTGGAATAAGAACTGCCGCGGACACCCGTGTATAAATCTCAGCCATCAATTCCATGTCTTCCGCAAGGCTTGAGTCGTCACTAATAACGCCATCTTCTTTTAACGTTGTAGTAAGAGTCTCTGCTAAAACTTGTCCGTTCATAGAAGACATCATGTCAACAAAAGCTTTATATGGCATAACCCTAAGCAGTCTCTCAAGGCTTTCTTTGCGTTCCATCTCGTCTCCCTCTTGACTTACAGGAGAGAACCCAGCTGTTATTGCGTACTTGTTAGGGTTATCAATACCACTATCGTATAAAAACCACCTGTACAGAGTTGTTGCAGGGACCTCTGTTGTATCAACTTCCCAAGTTGGTTCTTGTCTTTCCCAGAATTTCCAATTCATTTTGCTTCTCCCCAACGGTCTACTACTTTTATGTCAGCTACTAAAGGTATAGATAACAAATCAATACCTTCCATTGCCTCACGGATTGCTGACACGGTGTCATCAACCTTATCATCTGGAGTCAGCGTAACCAACTCGTCGTGCACTGTCAAGAGGAGCTTAGCACCCTCTGGCAATCTTTTGTACGCACGCACCATAGCCAACTTAATAATGTCAGCAGCGGAGCCTTGAATACGGGTGTTAAAAGACTGGCGCTCTGCAGCAGACCTTAAGAATGGATCACTAGATAAAATCTCTGGAAGGTACCGTTTGCGGCCTAGTACCGTGGTTACATAAGGCGGGGTGTTAACTTTAGTTGCCCCAATAACTTTTATCCTATAAGAACTTACGGATGAGAATTCAGAGCCAAATCTAGAAAGTAAGTCGCGGGCTTCATTAATAGAGCACCCAATCTGACGGGAGATTTTATCTGGACCCACGCCGTAAGCCATAGCAAGAACCAGCACCTTACCTGCTTTACGATCTACCCCCATAGTGTCACCTACAGTGGTATAGATATCTCCACCCCGTAGATAGTTCTCCATCATAATAGGGTCTTTTGACATTGACGCAATAACACGCGGTTCAATTTGAGAGTAGTCCGCCACGACCAATGAAAAACCAGGCGGTGCGTAGAAGAGGTTCCTAATCGCTTTACCATGAGCCGTGTGAGGGGCAGGAACATTTTGTAGATTAGGGTTACGGCTACTAAAGCGACCAGTCTCCGCGCCATGCTGGATGAAGTCACAGTGTATACGCCCATTAATGAGTAAGGAGTCTTTATGTTCACGTTTTTCCTTTCCTCCTGTAGTTCGAACTACTTCTCCGCCTAAGTATGGCACTACATATGTAGTACTTAACTTGTTAAGATCAGCATAGGTAAGCATAGCATCTACTAAAGGGTCAGCAAGTTTGTAGGCCTCTAAAGCCTCGGCTGATACGGAGTAATCTGCGTAAGTAAGTTCTAGACCTTGTTCAGCTTTACGGTTTCCAGCGGTAGTAAGAATCTTAGGCTTAAGACCACGTCCGCCCTCATCCTTAGAACCATACAGTAATAGCTGCTTCTCTTGGTTAGAGTTAATATTAAACGGGCGTTCAGCAATACGAAATATCTCTGCCCTAGCGGTTTCAATGTCAATACGTAATTGCGCATCAAGAGCCTCTAACTCAGCTACATCTATTGGGGCACCCTCAAGCTTCATAGCACATAAAACTTGAAGCACGTCCATTTCTAAACTCATAATAACGTCAAGGTCTGACTCTTTAATTTTCGGGGCTAGGGCTTTCCACAATAAGAAAGTGTATTTAGCATCAAGAAAAGCATACTTAGCAACTTCGGTAAACGAATACTTCTCTACTTCTTTACCTACGCCTTTAACCATCTCGTATCCAAACTCACGCTTAAGGCAAGCGTCAAGTCCACATTTATTCTTATTGCGGTTATCACTAATAAACGACGCAATCATAGTGTCAAAGTATGGGCCTGTGGGAACTTCTCCTTTATAGTATTTTGCGATAGATGTCAAATCAAAGATTAGGTTATGACCTATTGTAAGAAGGTTACTATTAAATAGAATAGGGCGCAAAGCCTTAAAAACCTCGTTAGGATACAGCTGGGATGGAGGAGGACCAAACTTTTTAGTGGCTTTTTTCTTATCCCGTGAATAATCACTAGGACGAGCGGTAAGACCTGCTTCTACTCGCTTCTCACCTTGGCCTGTAAGTGGAAACACTTCCTCTACAAAGTCACCGTTAGGGTGGCCCATTGGGATTACATCGCACCGACCGTGGGTAGCAAAAGTAATCCATAAAACTTCGTTAATTGGAGTGACCCCACGGTTATCGCCAACGGTTTCTACGTCAAATGCAAAAGCATCTTGTGTTAAATAGTGTGCAACCATTTCGTTTAACTGGTCAAGTGTAGTAATAATATTCATAGCATGCCCCTTAAGAGCCACTAGCGGTAGGAAAGGGGGGGACCTACCGCCAGTGGCAGTCTGTGTGTTATTTAGGAATTACGAAGGCTTTCAGCAATTTCAAGAAGCTGATCGTAAGGTGTCTCACGAATTACTGCATCAGTATAAACTTCTACAGTTGCAATGTAAGCTTCTGCTTCTGCCTGGTTAATTCCCCAGTCTTCGTCTAGGTCGCGTGCCTTAATAGCGTTGACATGGTAAGTAGTACCAGCCTTTTCTCCTGTGCGACTAATCGCCCAGTAGTTCTTATTA